CTATCGAAACGATTGTGTAATCTATCGAAACGATTGTCCGCAGGATAATCATTTCGATTGTGTAATCTATCCTTTCTATTTTCAAATCGAATGGATTGTGTAATCCAAACGAAATTAGAATATTCAGGATTGTTAATGAGTGCCATGTCTGAGCTAAAGGAATTGTTTGACATCTTTGACATTCAAGGAGAGCTCACCCCCAATCAACTGAGACAAGCAAAAAAGAAGGTCTTGTTATTACACCCTGACAAGAACATTGGCAAAGATACCTCTTTTTATTACGAGTATTTTAGCAAAGCCTATCAGAAACTGGAAATGATTTATGAGTTTGTCAAGAAAACCGATAAACCCCAGTCTACCGAGTATTGCCGAGACCTGGCGCACGATACGACCCGGGAAGGGTTTCATGCCTATTGCGAAAAAGAAGGATTGTTTGATGACCAAGAAAAATTCAAAAAGGTATTCAATGATATGTTTGAGAAAGTCCGCATCCAAGATACGGACGGATACGCCGAGTGGTTTAAATCAAACGAGCAAGTCTATGACAAGGACGACTTGGAGAAATCGAGACAACAAGGACTACAACTTGTCAAGAAGGAAGAGGTTAAGTCCTATGTAGAAGCCGATACGTCAGACCTGAAAGAAATTTATAGTCATACCGTATTTGCGATTGACGGAAAAAAAGAATACGAAGAAAAGAAAAAGTTTGGCTCAGTCGAGGAATACAAACAATATCGAAGTCGTGAGAAGTTGGCACCTCTCACCAAAGAAGAGTCCAACGCACTTTTAAAGGAACAACAGAGTTACGAGGAAAAGGAAGCCATGCAGTTATCTTATACGTTATCGAAACAAACCGAACAATCCAATAAGACATTCAAGGAATACTGTGGGAAGTATTTAAGAATTGAATAACTATAGATGAGTCAAACTTTTATGTATCCTTAGTATAATATGAATGCAATTATCCTATATCTTATCCTATTTGTAGCATTGTTTTGTTTGTTCAATTACAAGTACATGAAAGAAAAATGGGAACAACAAATGAGTCAACATAGGATGGAAACCGTCGACATCGATATCTTTTTTTACAATCCCCTCCTGTTTACGAAGCTAAAGAAACGAAAAGTATGGGTGTATATCCCGTTTGAAAGCAACTCGAGGATGTGGGACACTTTTATGGATAGACGAACCACTCGGATGAACTTGTCCTACATGAATTTATGCATCAAGTCCATCGTGGATTGTTGCGCGGAGAAATACGACATTGTGGTCTTCAGTGACAGCGACTTTGAGGACTTGCTAAAGTTACCCGTAGACCACACCAAAATGTCAGGCGCTCTCTTGGACAATTTTCGGAACCTTTGTCTCATGAAAATCTTATACGAATATGGCGGGGTCATGGTGCCGCCATCCCTCTATTTGAAAGAAAGCATCTCCAAATTAGACAATCCGCAACAATGGTTTGTCTCCGAAATGGTCAATACCGAAAACGTCTCTACCAGTAAAATGCTACCCTCGACGCAGTTGACGGGGTCCAATGCCAAAAATCCCGAGCTCCTACTCTATATTCAATATTTGGAAAAACAAGACCGTTCTGTAGCGGAAAGTCATTTCTGTGAGAATTATTTTATCTCGAAACAGATTCCGGTGTTAGACGGCGGCCTCATCGGAACCAAACACAAAGATGGACCGGTGATTCTAGAAGACCTCATGTCCGACCAGGTACTTGATTTACCTGAAAACAACATTGGACTCTACATGCCAGCAGAAGTTATGAAAAAAAGATTACTTTATCAATGGTTCTGTAAGATGAGCGAGACCCAAGTGCTGGAATGCAATTGCGCCTTTTCTTATTATATCTTAGGTGTCAAGAAAGAGTGTGACTGTAATCGGATTGAATAAATTATGAGTTTATGAGCTTATGAGTAAATAAGCAGCTCCTGAACCTTTGGCTTGGTAGCACGGGGTTTCCTTGGTTTAACCACTTTGGCTACAGGCGCGAGTTCTACAGGCGAGACATCTACCGGCGAGACATCTACCACAGGAACCGGTTCTTGGAAGGTCTGTTGTTCAAAGGCCTCAGCAAGGCTTGACACTTCGTCTACAACAGGTTTCACCATAGATTCCAACGATTTGTAAAACGCAACCACCTTCGGATTGGCACGAATTTTAGAGGCATTGAAATTCAATAGATACAATCCTTCCAAGCTCCTCACTCGAGACAGTGCGACGTAGGTTTGACCATATTCGAACACGGTCTGACCAATGTCAATCGCGGCACAGTCTAAGGTAGACCCTTGAATTTTATGAATGGTCATGGCCCATGCTAGACAAAGCGGATATTGCTTCACGACGATGGAAGGGAATTCATGATGCTGAAACTCATGCGGGTCGATAATCGCTATGGTTCCATTGGTAAAGGTCACCTGCGGTTTTCCCATGATAAAATCTGTAATCACTCCTTGTGAACCATTACATATTTTAGAAGACAGGTTTCGCGTGCACATCACAAAGGCTCCCTTTTTCAAAGAGATGGGTTCCAAGTTGTTCGCTTTCATCAAGTTCTGAACCTCGTAATCGCGCGCCGACGGGTTCAAATGCTTACACTTCTTGATGGTATTTGCGTCAATCAACCGACCGTCAGAATAGGTGATGGCGTCGAGCTTAATCTCTGGCTTAAAGATGTATTCCTTTTCCTTCAGGTTTCCGTATTGGAGCGAGTTGAAAGCACCGGCATTCGAACGAGTCGGAAACAAATAGGTCATGTTTTGAGACATGGGGCGGTTCAAATACTTTTGTAACACCTCCACACTCTTCATGCTAATGTTGCCTACGCGAACCTCGTTCAATAACTCAATGTATTCGGGGTCGGATTGCCGAAACAAGGTTTTCAAGACGATGTGCTGTTCCTTGGGAAAAGTGTTGAACCATTCGTCGGATTCAAAACAGAACTCCGTCTTTTTGTCGGCAGATACGGGAGGCAACTGAAAGAAGTCGCCCACAAACACCAGTTGTAATCCACCAAAGGGACGTTCATTCTTACGAAACGATTGTCCCACTTGATTCAATAAATCAAAGTATCGTTTCGACATCATGCTAATCTCATCCACGATGAGGATTTCTGCTGCTTTCCATTTCTTCTCAATCTTTTTCTTGGAAAGAACCACATCTAAGATTTCGTCATCCGTCATGCTGTCCTTGGACCAATAAAGCCCGCTCCATGAATGGATGGTAGAAGCGTCACACTCGAGAAGCATCGCTGCACAACCCGTCATGGCACACAAGATGGATTGAGGTTTCTGCTTCAAGAACTCCTTGATCAGATGGGTCTTCCCACTTCCTCCAGACCCACTCAGCATGATGTTCTCTCCTTTCATAAACCTAGAAAGGGCGATGGTTTGTTCTGCGGAGAGCGTTGTGTTGGTCAAAGAAGCCATGTTATGTTGTTCAGTCTATCTCATGCTTTTCAACGTATTCAATTTTAGGGGTCTCGATGATAGGAAGGGTAAACGTATATTCAATGTAATGTTTCGAATGATTGTATTTGATTTTATATTCATAGGCCACTTGATTTTTATGAGAAATCTGTCTTAACACCGTAATAAATTTTGAATAAGTCACCTTACCAAAATCAACATAATGTTTCTTTGAATCATAATAAAAAGGATACATCCTTTCAAAGAATTCTTGGATAGAACCATTATAAATGCCTCTTTTATAATGGTTTATATTGACGAGAACAGTGCCCTTTTCCAAGGTGCCTAATTTCTCTAAAAAGTCGGGAAAAAAGTCGATAGGTGACTTCAAGGTCTGGTTTTTATCCACCATACATTACTCCACTATTTTTAAAAATACATAAAAACTCATTGGTTAAAAACAACAACATAAGTTTATGGTCATTCCCTTCGTAAATTTGTTGAATATACGAACACAGCTTCTCGATATACAAATAATTTAAGCCTTTCCATTTTTTGCTTATCTTTAAATATTCATAAAGAAAATGATAAATATCCAGGAGAGAGTATCCTTTCTCATACTCTAAAAACAGGAGTTGAACCGCGGCTTTGAGGTCTTCCTTCCCTATACATTCGAAAAAAAGGTCGAGTTGTCTCGGGTCGTGAATGTGCAAATAGGATGTGAGGTGGTCTACTTTTTTCACTTGTAAAATGTTCAGTTTGTGGAAAAGATTAAAGATGAAGTAAATGGATAGACTGGGTAGGGCAAACAGGGTCTCAAGTGACCCAACCTCCATGCCTTCAACCACAAGGATACGGTCGACCAGTTGCCGATATTCGACCGTAGTCCACTCTTCAAAATAAATCGGGACCGTTCGGGTCTGTATGCTCTCTATAATCTTTTTCGTGCTTTCTGAGCCGAAAGCAAAGACCACGTTGGGAAAGTCTTCCATGATAATTTTCATATACGACTGAATGATTTCGCTGAGCATATCAAAGTGTTCAATCAATACGACCTTGGATTTAGACGATACGGTCTTACAAAAAGTCTTCAACTCGGTGAGGTCCAACTGGCTAGATAGGTCATTGAATACATTGATTTCATACAGATGACTAAATTGTAAGACGTATTGCTTCAACATCTCTCGCTTGAAGGTGTTGATAGACCCCATGCACAAGATAGATTGATTTTTCTGTCTACATGTCTTGAGTTGTTGAACCACTTTTTCGCACGATGGACTAATGAGTTCATCAAACGAACGAGGTAAATACAGTTCTTCCATTCTGTTTTATATTCGCGAGTTCGTTTTAAATAAAGAAAACTTATATGTAGATTAAAGTATATGGACCCTTATCAAATCTTGAATGTTTCAAAGGACGCGACTGATATTCAGATTAAAAAAGCTTATCGCGAGCTTAGTTTCAAACATCATCCAGACCGAAACCCTGGTGCGGATACATCTTCAAAGATGCAGCAAATCAACGAAGCTTATGAAATTCTAGGCGACCCTGCTCGAAAAGAAGCACATGACCATCCCTCCAATCCCATGGAACAAATGCTTCATGAACTCTTCAAACGGGACAGTCGCGGTTTTGACGAAGACCCCTTTATACAAATGTTTCAAGGACATGGGTTCCAACAAGCATTTCCACCTGGGTTTAATCCAGGTTTTCCAGGTCATTTTCATTTCTCCACGATGCAAACCACCCTGGAAACCACGGTCGAGCTCACTTATGAACAGGCTTATCTTGGACACAGTATACCGATTCTGGTCGAACGGATTGTTCAACAGGGTGGAAACCATTCCAAAATATCCGAAAAGATTTACGTGAATACTTGTCCTGGGATAGACCATGGTGAATGTATTGAAATCCCAGAGAAGGGAAACCAATTTCAGCAACACAAAGGGTCGTTGCGGGTATTGGTGAGCGTGAAACCGCATGCGATGTTTCAACGGAGAGGCATAGACCTCGTCTATCCAATTCATCTCTCGTTTAAAGACAGTCTATGTGGGTTCGAAGTGGCGGTCCAACATTTGGATGGGTCTCAATACAAGATTAAGAACAATCCGGGAACCGTTATTTTGCATGGACAAGAAAAGAGCGTAAAAGGAAAAGGTTTTATTCGAGACGACCGTAAGGGAGACCTCTTGTTACAGTTTCATGTGATTGCGCCTCCATCCCTTTCCTTAGAACAAGTCGCTATCTTGGAGCAAGTATTTTCGGATAAGGTTGACAAAGGGGATAAGGTAGAAGTTCCTACAGTGGAATGAAGATTTTGTATACATTTATTCATCAAGATATACTTCCCTTGTTGACACGCAATCGTGTTCAAGTGACAGGGTATTCGGTCTATATGTACCTTACATTTTTGTAAGGCGGTTTGGTAAGGGTCCATCTTTATGAATAGACACAATCTTTAAATTTCAACAAGTAAGGGTTCATACGTTGTTCGATTTCAGCTAAGCACAACTTGTATTCTTCGGTGGTGACATCCGTACAGTCCAACACTTTATACGCTTCGTCCAGTTGGCTCAACACGTCCTTGCGTTCTTTCTCTACCAGCTGGAGTTGAGATTCCGAGACAAATTGATGTGTGGTATCCAAATAGGATTGATATTCCTTTTTTGCATGATACCATTCACGATACTTGAGTTCTTCGGGTGTCTCTTCCTCTACCAAAGGATTGAGTGAAAAGGTGAGGGTATCTATCACAAACCCATCGACCAAGACATCCAGATTGTTTGGGGCATAGGCACGAAGGGTTAAATCAAAAAAGTCTTTGCGTGTCATGGGATAAGAACGCAAACGCGTATTGTCTCGAACAAAGGGCCGATTGCCTTCATAGAGGTCCAGGTTCCCACGAAGTTTCATCTCGACGGTCACCTCCACGGGTAAGGCAGAACGTCGATACAAAACGGGGCGCATGTTCTCTCCATCCCCTAATCCAATGTCTCGGTACATGGTGAATATACAAGATAAGCTTTAAATCTTTCACCTTTTAGGTTCGGCTTTAGGTTCTTCGTAGTATACACATTCTTCTTTCTGGGTATCAAAAAAGGATTGGATGTGTTTCATACGACAATAATAATAGAATTCCTTGGTTCGACCCCATGGATGACCACAAAAGGCTATACGTTGTTCGATGCCTTGTCCATGGTTTACCGTATAGAGGTGTTGAATGTATTGACTCATCTTTTCCTCACGACGTTGTATCCATGGAACCACAATCGTTTCAAACGCATCCCTGGATATACTCGAACGCATATGACCCATAAACTCTTTCATGTCTGGACTGCTTATGAGTAAACGGTCTACCTCTTCCGTATGGGCTTCCAAGGAAGAATAACAGCGTATGCAATATTCGGACCCAGTCTCCATACATCCGCAACCCTGCCAAACGTAAATCTTTTCGGTCTTTCCGCCAAAGAGGGACAAGTCGATATGACCATGGCTTTCTCCGTAAAGGTCGCCGGAAAGCCTCATCTATTCTTCATTAATATTGTATTTTCTATTTATATGTATACCCGAAAACGGAGGAAACCTAAACATCGAGGTGGTGGTAAAGAGTCTATCAGAAATCGCCCCGTTACGAGGAGTCAAACCTCCAGCGGGTTTCGCCATAGTTCATTAGGATATAGCAAAAGACATCGAAAAAGTAGGGTTATACTACAAAAATGTCATTCCTTAAGCATGAGGGTTCTATTAAGAAAGAGTGGTATGAAGACAAGACATTCTAGAAAAGAAATGGCTTGTAGGATTACGCTACTCGAGAGACTAATACTCGAAAAATTACATATACAAAATGATGATGATGCTACCCGAAAATTGATAGATACGATGGTGATAGAAATCTTATCATCGAATGATAAATTAAATCGGTTCATAGCCATGAATGATAGCACTCCTTTTGTGAATCTACAAAATTATGATGTAAACGATACAATAAGAGATATATTTGATATAAAATACCACGGTGGAGCTGCGACAAATGAAACATCAAATTCAATAACACCCGACAGAATTCTAAGACCCATGATTTTTACAAGAGTCAACGGGTCCATTCCTCATTATTTTATACTTTTTTATGAAGATGGGAAATGGTATATTTATTCCTCTTTTGGTAGTGATTATGTTTCGATAGGAACACAGAAAATAGAAGTAGACCAAAAAGAGGTTGAAGCTTTCATACGAGCTATGGATAAAGACCCTCTTCTCCGTAGCGTCCAGGAGGAATCAATCATTCGAGTCTTTATGAAAAATTATTTTCTTGCAAACCCTACACAAGCAAGAGCACGTACTGAAAATAGTAAAGGTAACAACGTAGTCCTATATTATGGAATATGGAAAGGGGTTGCGAAAGAAACAGAAGAATGTATCGATACACATTTACGTGTCGTATATGTACCAGAAATAAAAACACTAGTGGATGAACTTATGCCACACTTATACGAAGCGCATAAAGAGGAATTTCAAAAAGCAGGTATCAGACTTAACACTTCTTCGGGAGCGTAAGCGATCGCCGCTTCTGCAGGACCCGATCATACGATGAAAAGTTAGGGTCCTTACGTTGAACAAGACAGCTTTTCATGCGTTGGATGCGCGTGCTCTCGTCCATGGGCTTGAGAATAGGTTTCACGGTAAAAAGCATGTATATATAGAATAGATTTTTAAATCAACCGATTGGATTGTTCATCACCGAAATCTTGATTTTATCCAACGCAGCACGTTCATGCAAGGTCCAACGTATGAGAGTCAGGGCTTCAAACGAAATCTCTTGTCGAGAAGGTCGACCTTCGTAATAATCCTCGCACCATTTCTCAATGTTTACGTATTGCTTCTGCACGACTGTATCGTAAAACCCAAGCCTTTTCAACTTAGACAACAGCGGACCGAATTCGGCCATGCGTTGTTGTCTACGTTCATGTAACTGTCTGCTTTCGTCCAAGATACGTTGGAGTTCAGGGTATTGTTCTTCTTCCACCCTAGGTCCAGCGAGAATCTCCCGTCTGTATTCATCTGGCGCACGAATCATTTTGTAAAGAACCTATAAAAAAAGAAACGGCTCAATTTTATATCTATAACCTTAACTAATCTTCTTACTGGGTATCTTCATCGAGACAATATAAATAGAATTCTCCGTCATGACAATGAGCTCCTCGCCCACCTTGAACAGCTTTGAAATCGGGCTGGTATATTCTTCCTGGCTACGCACCAACATCTTCTCGTCGCCATCTCGGACGCCGATAATGACCTTACCTGTATGAGACTCAAGCCAGTAATCCAACAAGATGGGTTTATCTTCCGTACACGCAAGTCGGCATGCGTGTTGCATAACTTTCACACTCGGGAGCAACATTTCCTTTTTATCGACTTCGGTCATTATATCGAATAGTTTAATTCCCCTTTAAATCACTTTTTCTTGAGATTCATGTGTTTCTTTTGTTTCTTTAAATTCCTGAAATATTGTAATTTTTTTCATCTTCTTTTTACTTTTCTTTTTGAGCCCTTCGTAGTTGGTCTCATAGATTTTGTAAAATTCTCGCGCGAAGATTTGCTTGAGAAATTCATAGATACGATAGAGTTCATCTTCTTCGCATTTTCCGACAATCAATACACTCCCTGTTCGAAATATCATAAAGGATACTTCTCCATTCTCCAGAATGTATTTGCATTGGATGCCCGGATAGCTACATGGGTCGTAACTACACTTCACGGATTGGTTTTTCAGAATGACAAACAGCTCATCCCGATTGATGTAATAATTGCATCCAAAGTTTGAATTAATCAAAATCGTTTCTCGGTGTGTCTCAAAGAGCGACAAAGGGAAGAACGACGCAAACAGTTCCATGGTGCGTTTGACAACCAAGTCGACGTGCGCCTCGTCTTGTATCCCAGGGATTTCAATCTTTCCTGAATTGAAGATTTTGATGTGGAATTCTTTAAACTTATTATCCACGAACATGCGATAGATAAAGACGAAGCAGTTATAAAACGCACTCTTTTCCGTCTTTTTATGAATACGTGCCAGGTCCTTGCGGCATATCCCAATGTCGATTTTACGAACGTCCTTGAAGGGGACACGTCCGTTCGGGTTGTCGATTTGATTCAGTATTTTCATTTTTTTAAAGAAGGTCACCTCTCCATATTGTCGCTCAAACTGTGCGACTTCTTCCTTGTCCTTGAAATTGAATTTGATTTGTTTCTTGATGACACCTTCTTCTCGTTGGTCGTAGGAAATCATGGGTAGATTCCAGAACAGAGGATATAGGTCAATCGGCTGGTTCAAATAAATGATTTTGGTCTTGGTTGAAATGACCAGTCCTCCGCATGTAGGGACTTCAATGTCCTCTTTTCGCTTTTTCAATTCAACCACAGTCTCTTTATCGGTCCGACAAAAGTTCAACCAGTCTTCTTCGATACCCATCTTCCATCTTGTGTATTGAATTGTTTTCAAATCAATTCTTTGAAGGATTCAATCGAACAAACTCTTTCATGATATACTCGTCAAAATAGTCTAGGTTTTGCTTTAACAAAATGAATTTATGCATTCGTGTGACTAATTCAGAGGTGAGGGTATAGTCCACCATCGACAAGAACAAACGTTGAAAGAATTCCTTCTTGTTACGGTCTTTCAAATAAGCACCAAGTTCGCTCTTGTTATATCGTTCCAACGCATGTGTAATGTATTTCTTCTCTAAAATAGGGTAAGGAATCGACTGATAGACTTGAAGGCAGTTGACACATGACCTCATGTCAGGATAATAGGTATACACGATATCGTCCAAGACCTCATCGGTCAGCGCTAGATTTTCTTTTCGCATGAGGGTTTTTAAATACGTGCGGTCATAGGACTGATTGTGGAAGGGTATCAGCAAGACATAATCGCGAAGCGGCTGGATGAGTTTGCTGAGGTAATTACAGATGAGACAAAAACGAACGCGTGTATTTAAAATCAAGGTCAAAAGACATTGTTGAGCTTGTTTGGTCATCGAGTCAATTTCGTCCAATACGATAAACCGCATCCCTTTGAGAAACCCCTTGGATTGAATAAAGGTTTGGATTTGATTGCGAATAATATCTACTCCCCTGTCATCCGAGGCATTCAAGTGAATCACGTTCAGCTCCGGATCGGTCTGTTTCAGTTGTTGTAAGATGCATAGAATGGTAGACGTTTTTCCCGTGCCAGGTGGTCCATAAAACAACATGTGCGGAAAGGTCTTTGTCTCAATCATTCGACGGAACAGAGTTCGCGTAGGTTCATCCATCATCATTTCGTCCAAGGTGACCGGGCGATGTTTTTCTACCCACGGCAACATCTACTGTATGGACGGTGAATGGTTTTAATTCATTATTAAAACGAATTAAAATAATGTAAAATGATTAATGAAATGGATGAGCCTATTGAAAAGATTCACAAGAAGCGTGGACGTAAACCCAAAGGAGGTAAAATTGTGAAGAATGATACCAAAATAAACGTCAACAATCCTAATCATACCAATGTCATTCTCCATTTGAAATGTAGGATATCCGATATTCCCTCTTTCCAGGACATGACCAAATACAATCCAGACCTCTGCACCATCGAACCCTTTGAGGAAGACCACACCTTTGGTGCCTACAATTCCACGGAACCCATGGTTCAGGACAAACGTGAAATGTCCAAAGGAGACAGACAGAAAAAGGAAATTTATCATAAACTGGCCGACCTAGAAACCCAACTACACAACAATCAGGTGAACCAAAAATCCGCGTGTTTTTGGTGTACCTGCGACTTTGAAACACCTACGATTTATATTCCTTCTCTCTTTTTCAAAGGAAAATACAACGTGTACGGGTGTTTCTGTAGCCCTGAATGTGCGTGCAGTCATTTGTTCAAAGAGAACATTGACCAAACCATCAAATATGAAAGATATCAATTGTTAAACTTGCTCTATAGTAAAGTCTATCAATATGAACGAAACATCAAGTTCGCGCCCAATCCTCTTTATCTATTGGAAAAATACATGGGTAATCTCACCATTGAAGAATACAGACAACTTCTTACTTATGACCGCGTCATGCTAGTGCTGGACAAACCCTTGACCAAGATTTATCCAGAGTTGCACGAAGACAACAACGAGTTTGAGACGGTCTACGACAACAAGCTCAACTTGAAACGAAACCATAAGGTAGAAAAACATCAGGCTATCTCGAATGTCTTCCATGCGTAAGACATAAGACATAAGCTAACGCAAACGTCTTTCACGCTTAATGGTATCCGTCAGACTGGATGCCACATTCTCGCTTTCAACGCCCATTCGTAATGCGAGAATCATCTTCTTGTAGGTGTCTTCCTTCAAGAGGTCAATCGGGCGTTCATCCAATAAACGTTTGACCTTTGTCTCGACCATGGAATAATTGGAATAGCCTCGAATACGTTTGATAGAGGAAACCGACACCCACACGTCACGTATGGTTTCACGCAGCGTGTCATACAGTTCGCTCTTCTCCTTGGCCAACAACAACGCATAATTGACCAGAGACCCCAACAAAAAAAGCATTCGGTCGTCCATCTTGTCCTTGTTGATTTGGCTCTTGATGACACGTAAGATGTTCTCAATTTCCACGAGGGCATCATGCTTATCTAGAACAAAAGGACGTGTCTCTTCGCAAAAGAGTAATCCAAAGTCGGGTTTGGTAACAATCATATTATACCATAACCAGTCTTCTATCAGGTCAAAGTTACGATAATAAGTATCGACCTTTTCTGTGACTACGTCCTCTTGTCCCAAAGGGTCGTCCTCTATCTTCTTTTTCAGGTAAAGGGTTCTTTCTACAGGGAGAATGGTTCTCCACACGTAATAGATGGATAAAAACAGGTCTTCTTGAAACTCTGGCTTGTTACGGAAAAGAGGAGCAATTCTCTTATAGGCATCAAAATACTCACACAGGATGGCTATTTTTTTCTGTGGATTACTCTTAAGGCTTCGTAACAAGTTTTCAACTTGTCCTTTTAATCGTTCCCATTTATCGTAATTGTTCATCTTGTATAATTACGATATTAATTTAGGTGCAACAAAGATATCAATAGTAAGTATTTTAACGCTTTAGCGCCTTAGCGCTTAACGGCGGCGTCTCTGCTGGCGCCTCTGCTGCTGCTGGCGCTGCTGTTGCTGCTGACGCTGCTGACGCTGCTTCATGGTCATCTTCTTGCGGCGAAGGGTCTTTCCTGACTTGCTCTTGCGAGGACGACGGCGTCTAGAGCCACCCTTTTGGTAGTCTGAGCCTTCGATTGTGTTTCCTCCCTTCATCACGGGCGGGGCATTTGGGTCTACAACATGATTCTTATCGTCTACTTTTTCGTGAACCATTATACATTACCCCGATATTTTTTTTTCTTGATTCTGGATAAATAAAATACTGTCCATTTTTTTTGTTTCAAAGACGTAGGGTTTCCAACGCCTAAACTCTGGAATAAAAATACAAGAAATGACTTTTTCACTAATTTTGGGTCCCTCCTCGTCCGAATCACTTTCTTCCATCTCCTTATAAGAACGCACATTCGGATGAAATCCACGCCTTAAAAAGTGACTGGTCTTAAAGTCGTTCACTAACGCAGTAGAATAAAACGTATTCTGTTTTTGGTCATTCAGAGCAAAGAGTTCATAGACATCCTCTGTTTCTTCTCGTTTTTTGATAAGGAATGTGGCAAACAAAGGCTTAAATAATACTATTTGAGGCTTTGTCGATAGTTGCAAAAGGCCGTATACGTCATAAGGCATGGTGGTTGCGTCTAAAAACCCTCGTTGAAAACATGTATGGGGCAAGTGAAACGTAATACTCCCTAAATAAAAGGAGGTTCGTATCATCCCTAAACATTCTTTCAGTAAAGAAAGTCTGACCATAAAATCATCCTTTCGATACTTTCCTCGATAATAATAAAGAGTCTCTGCCACGAACGCACGGTCTAAGAGGGTTCCATAGAGAACCGTTCCCGCACCTTCACAGAGCTCTTCCTTAAACGAGACATAATAATGATAGATTTTTTGTATTTCATTACATTGAGAATGTAAAAAAATACAAATAGGTTGTTTTTGATAACGCGTAAACCATGCGAATACCCTTTTTCCTTTTGGCACAATAAAACATGGATATTTTGTCAAGGTATTCGAGCGTTCGTATTTATCGACGCGTATTTCTGGAAACGTATGGATTAAATCATCCATTGGGTATACTAGTCTAGGCGTTTTTATATTCGTTTATCTTTTTCTCTAATTGTTCCTTGAGTTCAACCAATTCCGTCGTTTCATTTTCTTGGGGAAACAAATACTGAACAGGGTCGATTCTCATCCATTGCATCAGGTCTGTGTTGGTATAATAAAGGGTAACATGGAACAAGAAAAGAACACCTAATGCAATCGCTAGGCTCTCTAACATTACGATACACGGCGAAAGGAAATTAACCGCTTAAACCCATTAAACAAGTAGTCCGAACAATTGAATACATGCCTTTGTGGCATCTTCTTGGGTCTCAAAATAATAATCTTCTTTCCCACAATAGGATTCTTTGATCAGTGTAATCCCGGGCGATACGATAGCCTCTTCGCGCGTTTCTTCAAAAAAGAAATGTTCAAACGGGATGTGATAGGTTTTATGAAGCCGTTGAATACGAACATCTTCCAACAAAAATTCCAGATGTTTCAACTTACGCACGTCTCGTTTTAACTCTTTGTGTTGAACTTCGTAGAACCCATCTTTTTGAAATTCGTAGACTCCGTCGGCTGTCATGAATCGTTGCGTCTTGGTCGTTTGACTATACGTAAAGGAACGTGTCTTAAAGTCGTAATCCTTGACGAATATTCTCATCTCACTATCCTTATACGATTCGTTTTATACCCTAATGGAGTATAGATTTGTTATAAAAGGAATTGAAGACACGGTCTCTCTTAGTAGTAAGTATGTTCAACGTCATTATGGTGCATACGGACGGTTCTCTCACCGAAAAGACTGCGACGGATATAGAAAAACTCTATACCGTTTGTCAGTTTCGAAACGATACCCATTTTACATGCTTAACCACATGGAGCAAGAATGGAATACAGTATCAACTCTACGGAAAGCCTAAAAACAAGAATACGAAACTGAACACCTACCTATTCCCTTTTACGCAAGAACAATACTACGGAAACCTATGTATTGTCAAACGAATCGACGATTATGAAAATATGACCATACAGGAGTGGAACAAATGTATGAACATAGAACCCTTTGTTCAGACAGATACGATTGAAGCTCCGGGCGAATTATCCAAGGAGGATTACGAAGACGAATAAGATGAATCAATGAATCGGTTGTAGATATTCTTCAAAATAGTCCTTATGTTTCGACGCATCATGGTATCCGTTCAAATACATTTGATAAATAGAGGTCGACTGAAGTGGATGTATACCAAAGACAAACATAATATTCGCCAACCATGGATTTTTAAATCGACCAAACATACCTGGTGTAATGACTAAAGGAGGGCTAGTATAATGCCGCATGAAATAATCATAAAGGAAATAGGCATCCATGGATATCTTATCGTTATAGAAATTCAATCCGGTTTCATTCGTTACATAAGGAACAAATGAACTACTTTTACAACATCGCACAACCTGTTCAATACTAAGAAATGTATCATACAAAGTGATGCCATCCAAATGGGAAATACCTATCGAAGTATTCGAAAGGTCGTAGTCTGAAAGCGTCGTCTTTTTCTCGACATATTCCATCAGCTCATTTAAGATGAGCATACTCGACGTTTCTTTACATCCAAAAATATGTCTCAAGGAAGGGATACGTTTTTTCGGATGTACTCTCATGAACAATGTATTAAATGCGCCAGAGGAGAACCCCGCAACATGTTTATCGTCTAACTTGAAATGATTCACCATGTAATGACAAATACCCAAACTATAGAACCCAAGCACTCCACCAGGTCCTATAATTACATCCGGTAACAATTTATAGGACTTGGTATTTGGATATAAATAATACAATGCCACCGCAAATGCGAAGTAATAATACATAGATAGAAAATAATGTCACTCAACTCTTTAAATACAAATCACAACGGTTCGGTAGGGTTCAAATACTTTTCAAAAAAAGAATGATTTTGTCTCGCATCATGATACCCGTAAAGATACAATTGATAGATAGAGGTCGTTTTCAAGGGATGTATTCCAAAGAGGAACTTTATTTTGTCCCATATCGCATTAGAGTAACGTCCAAACATAAAGGGTGTAATCACAAGAGGGGGGTCGGGATATTGTTCCAAGAAAGAATTATAATAAAAAAATCCATCTATGGCCAGTTTATGATTGTAAAAGTCCATACCCGATTCATGTGTGACAAATGGAATAAAAGAGCTACTTTTACAGCAGCGAGAAAGTTGTTGTATCGTAAGAAAATCTTCATACAATCCAATCGTTCCAGGATGTGAAACCGCAATCGATGAACCATTCAAATCATAGTCCTCTAAGGTTGTAGTTGTTTCAATCTTGTCTATGATATGTCTCATGGCCCTGGATGCACTTTTTTCATTACATTTAAATATCTCTTGTAACATACCATTACGTTTTTCTGGGGATAATCTCATAAAGAGGAGGGTAAATGAACCTGCAGAGAAGCCGACTAATCTTTTGTCTTTTAAATCAAAGTGGTTTAATAAATAATGACTAATACCTAAACTGTAAAAGCCCGCAACACCACCAGGTCCGAGCACAATATCGGGAAGGGGACTAGGGGATAACGAAGTCGCGGATAACGGAGTCCCAGATAACGAAGTCGCGGATAACGGAGTCCCAGATAACGAAGTCGCGGATAACGGATTCGATAGAATCGAATATGGACTACATTGTGTTTTCTCTGGTAAAATACCATACGTCAGATAAATCACAATGGACAAGGCCAATAGATATCGTAACATTATACTACAAAAACAAAATTGAATATAAATAATAAACTCATCCTCATACAAAGCATGTCGCTAAGCATGGAACATAAACTTCGAAAACGGGTGGTGGACACGTTTACGTCCATGTTGTCCAATGAAGCCAAGTCTCGTAATCTGGAGAAAAGTATTTACAACCACTCTCTGGACAAGGCCGACTCGAATCAGATTCCAAAACGCTGGGAGAACAAAATATTTCTACAGCTTTATCTGGATACTTTTCGACGTCTCTATTTCACCCTCAAAAAACCCGAAGTCAAAGAGAAGGTTGATGCCGGCATCTTTCTATGCAAAGACATGGCCTACAAGAGCCATCAAGAGTTGTATCCAGAGAAATGGAGTGAAGAGATTGAAAACAAACGTATCCGTTTAGAGAATAAGTATTTTCCCAAGATTGAGGCAAGCACAGACACCTTCGAGTGTCGCCGGTGCAAGAAGAATCGCTGCACCTATTACCAAGCACAGACACGGTCCGCGGACGAACCCATGACCACCTTCGTGACATGCCTAGACTGCGGAAATCGTTGGAAATGCTAAAGGTTTGGCCTTGTTATACATCATGAGCTTGATTTCTTCCTTGATTTTATTTAAACAGTCATCTTTTTCTTTGTTGTTGATGTATTTCACAAACTTTTCCTTCAGCACAGGGTCTTGATTGGTCTCGAGCCATTCTTCCAAAAGCATCTCCTTGTCTTCATATAGCTTATCGAGTTCATCGCGCTTGTTGGCAAGGTTCCAATTCGTCCCGTCGTAAATCATCAAATACTTATCCTTCATGTTCGAGATATAAATGTTCATGTTCTCGGGTTTCAATGGATTAAAGTGAATACACTCAATCATATTCTTGACACAAAAGTTGACCTTTTTGATGCATTTCTTGTAATCTTCGTCGGTTAAATGGGACACGTCTGTGTCTCGATAGGAAAGCAGTGTAATGTTGTTTTGGATATTGGTCGTGTTAAAAGACCCTGTAATTTCAAGTTTCCCCATGAGTTTTTCGATTTGTTTCGCCTGGGTTTGAAGTTGTATCTGAAAGTCGGTCTGTTGCTGCTCCATCTGTGCGTTGAGTAGCCGCACGAGTTCTTTCAAGTCCTCATCCTTGTTTTTTGTGCAAGAATACTTGATATGTTTCGACACGGATTGTTTATGTTTGTATTTTTGTCCACAATATTTACATTCATACTCATTTACGTGTGGCTTACTTTTGGCTTCTTCAAGACTTACTTTAGACTTACTTTTTATCAATTTATGCTTGGTCGTTTCTAAATGTTTGATGAAATTTGCTTTTACAAAGGTTGTGTAATTACAACACACACATTTATTTTCCATATACATAATTGTGTATATTATTTTTTATACTTTTTTACAATAATCTTCAGGATGGCTTTATTCGTGGTCACAATCGATTTATACTTTTGTAAAAAAATGACATGTATTTATACATTAGTATAGACTTACCAAAAAGTATAAATCGCGGGAGAGAAAATTCGATTTTGGGGTCGACCCTTTTTTAAAAACGCCTTTCTTGAAAACGGCCCTCCGAGGGCGATTATTCATCCAGGAGCATCATCGTCATGGCCGAGTAATTATGCAAGTCAATCATTGTATCTCTTAAAGATTCATCATCTACTAAATTAATACCATTTTTTGTGATGGAGAGGGCACGCTGTATCTTGTCTTCGATGCGCATCAAGACGCCGATGACACCAAACTTGGCAAAGGCGTCGCCATAATCCGCATTCTTTTTGATAAAAAGAGCGAGTCCTTCTGCTTGAACCTTTTTCATTTGTTCTACGCGGTCCATTGTATAGATAGGAGAAAATGATTTATATCTATTTTGATTGATACATTTGACAAAGTTCATTCATAGAGGGATTCCTTTTTTGTCTCTTACATCGAGCCCGCATGGCTCTCGTCGCACACTTCTCTGAACAAAAGGTATATTCTTTGTAATGAATCATTCGAGTATAGGGTATGTCTATATCCTTGATACAATCATAACAATAAGATTTTAGATATTGACGAAACCCGTATTCAAGTCGAACCTCTTGTAAGAGCGCGACCCTACGCGCGTGAGCCATTGCTTCTATAGCAATCATATCTATGCTTCGGGTAGCGGGAATCAAAGCAATCAATTTTAAGAGGAAAATAGACCTTCATACAGCTAGCACAATAGGGATAAAAACGATACTCTTTAAACCATAAGATAGGATGTTCTATATAATTCAAACAATCACAACAAATATGTAACCCGCCTTCCTTGAATTCGAGATGTTCAAATAATTCTACATGCAATCGTATTTTTCTACCTGCGGTCATGGGGTCCATCTCATTTCATCATTATATCTTTCTATATCATGAAACATACTCAAACGAACCATTATGTAAGTATGTTTTTTATCATGGTGTTGTCTGGCTTATTATCTACGATGAATGTTTGGGTAGATAAAGTAGAAGATATCAGGTTTAGTATCAACGATGTATACATGACACTCCTTATGACAGGATGGATGTTTTTGTTTATGGGGTGGATGGAACAAGAATTCGCTATCTTTTTTATAGGAATAGGTTTAGTTGTAATCAATATAATATGCATTCGCACACAATTTCTAGTGACAGAGACACAGTATACATTAGGAATGATACCGCATCATTCCATGGCTGTTCATATGAGCAAAAAATTACTAGAAAAAGAGAATACGATAACAACATTCATGAAAGAACTTATAGAAACCCAGGAAAAAGAGATAGAATTCTTAAAAAGCATTAGGTAAATCATAAAAATCAGAATTCCCATAAAACCAATAAGAGAATACCTTTTGTGGTAGTCCTATGGTCTCGCCATTGTCCGTGCCACGCGCACTTTGAATGTTGTCGCTCTGCGTTAAATTCGAGACATAGGGGAACATACAGGATACATTCTTTTGAAATTGTAACAACTCTTTGGGCATAGTATTGGCCTTTTTCAATATCTTATTAAAGTCTTGATAATAAGATAATGTCGGAATGTCTTCTCGATGGGTGACCTTCATTTGAATCCGTAAATGGTCGTCTTTGGATTGTATCGTCCCTACATGTATGAGGTTCGCATTAAAGAGAATCGCATCTCCTTTCTTACACAAAAGGGTTTCGACTTTGTTCGTAGGATTGACATTAAAACTATTCGCATCCTTGTGACTGGTAGGGATAACCCCCAAACATTTTTCCATGTCTTCTAAATAAAGAAGCAAGGTATAAGAGGGATACTTTTGGCCTTTGTTAAAAAAATCACCATTGTTGTCTCGATGACAAGTATGAACACTCGACTTCTGTATGATCCAGATGTAGTCTTGAAATTGATACTCTTCACATAAGGTCTGTTTCAAAAGCCGAATCAGTCGCTTGTCCTGAAGGAGGTGTTCCTTGGCTTCTTTGTAATTCCCCTCCGCGCATGCTTGAGACAAGTGTTGGATTTGTGTGGAAGTAAGCACCTTCGGAAATAGACAGACACCGTCCTTTTCTAAATCATATTGTCTTTTTTGAACCACATCGGTAAAAAAAAGACAATAAAATACAATATACAAGAGGATGAAACCACAAAGTAAAGTGATGGTCCCGATCCATGTAGACCCTTTCATATAAGGGAGAGAAAGATATCTTTTCCTACAAAAGGTTTAACTATAGATGCGTTATAAATTGTGAAATAACCTGATTAATATCGGTAATTCCTTTTTGATTTGATATATGGTGGTCTTGATCGCTATTCAAATAGTGCGATTCCTCATTTTGTAATAAAAATGATTCCAAATCAATAAATGGAATATTCAGTTCATCGCATTTTTTCTTTAATAACTGATTGTAAAGTTTATTAAATTTTACCCTTTCATGAATCGTTGGAATATTGATTAAATTTAATTTATTGATTAAATTCTGTTTAAAATCGTGGTCCATAAAATGAAGATTCGTAATACCCCTTTTAACGTAAACATCATTTAAAAATGGAGGATATATAGATAATATAATGAGATGTTTGACCTCTAAATGATTCAAAATAAATTTAAAATATTTATCAATAGAAGAAATCGCAAACTCTTCAAAGGATATCTCTTTATCCGTCAATTTTATATAATAAACAAATTCTGTGTCAACCTGACCAAATTTTAACATGACCTTATCCTCTTTATTGATTTTATTATATAAATTTAAAAATGTTGCTTGATAACCGCTAACAGAATTTGGATTATTTAATCCCATTGCGGATGAAGCAGGCAATGGATACTTTTGTATGTCTTTATGATTGATGCAATCAATATGAGAATCGCCGAACAAATGATATTTACCAGACATTATAATAATGTATTATTTTTGTATCACATACACAACGAGTAAACTAGATAGAAATATAATATCGAAGGTTATAGAGCGGACGCCTGTCCGGCGAGATGGTCTGCATAAGCATTTCCTACCGAGTGTAGGTCTTTCTTTCCCGTATGCGCCTTGACGTGTAGGAAACGGAGATTCGGTTTGTCTCGGTATAGACCGTAGGCCCGTTGGACCAAGGCTCGATTGGGTATCTCGGGCCATCCTTGGCTCTCGCACTTGAGGCCATAGGTTGTCGCACACCGAATTGCATATACAGAGTCACTGACTACGGTAATGGCAATTCCTTTCTGAATGTCGTCTTCCAGGATAGCGTAAACCTCGATGAGAGCCGTCAATTCGGCCGTATTGTTACTCTGTTTTCCTTGGATACACTTGGAGACATTACGAGGGTCGTTTAGACCGAAGAAGATGCCGATACCCGCTGTCGCATTCCTTTGTCCATTGTGGAGACAAGACCCATCGGTATAGACGTAATAGACAGGTTCATGGTGGTCCTCGGGTAGAATAAAGGATTCGGCTTCTTCCTTGGTCTCCGTCTTTCGATACAGTGCGTTTTTGAACCCTTTGACAGATTGTTGACATTGGGCCCATGTAGAAAAGATACCGACCGTTCGTCCTTTCGCAACCGCATAATAGACCATAGTATATCTAACGATTCTATTATAGTGAGTTCCATTTTTATTTTTATATTTAAAATTGAGGTGAAAATAAAATCCCTGGATAAGACAAAGATGTCGCAGGATTGGACCACGATTGTGCTGAACAAACCAGTCAAGCTTCCCGAAGTGACCAAACCGAAGCCCAAGGAAGATGTTCCTTTGATGGAAGTCACGGTAGAGCTGAAGGTCGCGATGCAGCAGGCGCGCGTAGCCAAAGGTTTCAGTCAGAAAGACTTGGCCAACAAGATGTGTGTGCCGACCCAAGTGATTCATTCGTATGAAAATGGAAAGGCTATCCCCAACAATGCCTTTATTGCGAGGATGGAAACCTTTCTAGGCGCAAAGCTGCCTCGCATTAAAAAGAAAGTCATCAAAGATGTTTAACTTCTATCTAATATATAATATTTTAATACAAGTATTCTAAATCATTCACATTCCAATATTCCGCCGGATGATTGGGAATAGGACGCATCACAATAAAGGGTAACTTTTTTTCTTGGAGTTCTTTCTCCGCAATCAACGAAACATCCATGAGTTGTTTGTTTTTCAACTTTACATAAGGTTCGGCTCCTTTGTTAAGTTGAGATACGCGTAAACCGATGATTTTAGCCCGCTCGTATTTCGTGAGGATGGGATAGGTTTGGTGAAGAGGGTCCTCAATCACGCCATTTGCATTTCGAGTAATTTGTGAAAGCTTATATATTTCATCAAAGGGTTTATGGATTTCTTCTGGATGAAACCTTGCTAAATAATTGCCGCGCATTTCTTCGGTAAACTTTTCCTGATAGACGGAGGGTTCGGCCAGTTCTTCCTCTGGGTCGCCGACAAACTCGTCTGCCTGGGCAAAGGTTTCTTCTTCAGATGATTCCTCAATGTCATCTTCCTCGGAATGAACCTCACTCTGGACCGAGACACTGTCTTCCTCTTCTGACCCGTAGTCACTCATTTGTATAATAGAATATAGAATAATTTTATATTCAATTTTCGAGGTGAAGAAAAAGAATGAATAAGTATTTCAAGTCAAGTGAAGTGATGTCTTAGAGTCGAAAAGTTTACGGCGACCACTTGGTCTCACACACCGTGCACAAATAAAGATACTTCATGTTGACATCGTCCACGCGCATATAAATGACGTCCTGTTTTTTCTCTTCCGTATAGACCTTACACTGGTCATTTGGACATTTCATGGTATAGATATGAGGCAAGGTCGGGTCGTGAATGGTATATTCGTTAATCTTATTGGTCTTTTGTGTCGAATTGCCTTCTTCGGTGCGCGACACGCAAAGATTCGTGAGCACTAGATTGTCCTCTTCCATACCGCAATTTTTGCAGTAATAAATAAGGGCTTCTGACTCGTCCTCTTTGATTTTCATGTAATACATGTTGTCGCATACCTTACAGAAGTTCATGTTATAAAAGATGGAGATTAATTATTTATATCAATTTTTACGATATCGTAAACGCGACGCGTTTCTTGTTCCAGAGATAGGTAGTTTAGAAAACAGCTCTGGTCTTGAAACACTGTAATGTCCACAAAGGTATTCTCTTTCTTCAACGCGTCTATTATTTGGTCATAATGTTTGACAAAATAAGAGACAAACATGGGATGATAGGATTGAAATGCCGTCGGCACATGTTCCAGGCGAAGGTATTTTAAAATACATATTTCAATGTTTTTGAATTCCAGAAGTTGATGATAGGGTTTAAAGGAACAATGGGTGCGAGCAATCCCAGGTTCATTTAAAAAAGGTTCTTCGTTTAAGATGAGAATAGAGATGGAGAGTAGGACAGACCGTATCGACTGACACGCGCTCCATTTTTCACCAGACCACGTATTCAGAATCGAGAGACACACCTTTCCCGAGACATACAGGTTCGGATTAAACCGCGTTCGGCCGTCTCCGTTGAGAAACGTCACCACGGGTGGCGAAAATGGATAATTTGCCGGAAAAACAAATTCAAAAAGATAAAAGCCATGCGCGTAAGGCGTGCCTTCTCTACCAATGATGATAGCATGACCTTTCAAGGCATTGGTTTCGTCCGGAATGTAAAAAAAAGACGGGTCTGGGTCAGATTGAATTTCCTTTATATCTAACATGATACGTTTCACGCATCTTTCCATTGAATGTATCTAAAGAAGTGTCTTTAATTCTAAAATCGAATCTTACACTTTAAAATTGAGATAAAAATAATACATCAAGTTATAAACAAAGATGGCTTGCCCAGTTGAAACCTTTCTCAAAAAACACCCGGCCGAAGATGGACACACGCATACCAAGATTGGCGACAGAAATCTGGGTATCTATGGTGGTTCTTATCATATTCAGCAAGATAGTATTCAGACGTTCTATGATTTGTATAAAAAACATATCTTGATAGGAGGGCGAGAGGGATACTACACCGAGAAACAGATGGAGGAGGGTCCAATTCTCATTGACATTGATTTTAGATATTCTGTGGACATTGAGGATAGACAGCACAAGAAAGAGCATGTGGTTGACTTGGTTCAATGTATCGTGGATACGATTTCCACCATCAAGCAAATGAACGAAAAGACAATTGAATGCTACGTCATGGAACGTGAAAATGTTGTCATGGAAGAGGACAAGACCAAGGATGGTATTCACATTATTGTGAACTTGAAAATGGATTATACATGCAAACTTATCATGAGAGAAGCGATTATGAAAAATGTCCCTGCCTCGTGGAATGAGCTTCCGTTGACCAATACATGGGAGGATGTCTTTGACGATTCGGTGATTCGCGGACATTCGAATTGGCAGCTCTATGGGTCACGTAAGCCTGGACGCGCGCCTTATCGGTTGAAGCAGATTTATGTTTGTCACAACGATGGTTCCTGGAACATCAAGGAGAAACTCGTGACCAACGAATGGATTATTCAGAATTTCGAAAATCTCACAGCACGTAATCTGAATCTGGTTCAGGCAGCTCTCTGTCCGGACATGCAACAGAAATACGACGAGATTGCAAAGACGAGACAAAAAAAGACCTCCAAGTCTAGCGTCAAGCTACTCGAGCATTCGGTCTTTCGCAACAAGTTGAGCTACGAGATTAACAACGCGGAGGAATTGGATGAATACATCGAGGGGTTTATGGAGACCATCACCAGTCTCGATTACAAGATTAAAGAAGCCAATAAATACGTCATGACTTTACCCGCAGAGTATTGGGGAGAAAACAGTTACGCGAAATGGATACGGGTAGGATGGGCGCTGAGACAAACGGACACGCGACTCTTTCCGGTATGGGTCAAGTTCAGCGCGCAGTCGCCTACGTTCGACTACTCCAGTATTCCTTCTCTACATGACCAATGGTGTGGGTTCAATCGTTCCAACGAAGGTCTCACTCTACGTTCCATCTTGTATTGGAGTAAGATATCCAATCCTACGCAGTATTACGAAATTCGAAAGCAGACCATCAGTCACTTTATTGAACATTCCGCGACCACCAACTCTGAATATGACCTGGCTACTGTGCTCTATCCCATGTTCAAGGACGTCTTTATCTGTGTGAGCATTCACAATAAAAAATGGTATGAGTTCATCGACAATCGATGGAAAGCGATTGACGACGGTCACAGTTTGCGTGCCAAGATTTCGACCGAGATGTATGAGTGCTTTAAGGAATTTAAAATGAATGGACCAGCGCAGTCTGCGTCCTTGGATACGACCAAGAAACCGAGCAGCGTGGCCAAGACGGCAGAGATGCTCAAAGTGACCGCGAAAAAGCAGAATATCATGAAAGAAGCAATGGAAATCTTTTATGATAAGGACTTTTATGCAAAGCTGAATACGAATGAATATTTACTGGGTTGTAACAATTGCGTGATTGATTTTAAGCTAAAGGAACATCGCGTCGGACGACATGACGACTACATCAGCATGAGCACAGGAATTGCGTATAAACCGATTGCGGAATACCGCAAGAGCTGTCCAGACGTGATTAAGGAAATCGAAATCTTTATGGAACAACTCTTTCCGAATGCGAATCGTCGCCGTTACATGTGGGAGCATTTGGCCTCTACCCTCATGGGCAACAATCTCAACCAGTCGTTTAACGTCTACATTGGAAAGGGAAAGAACGGTAAGTCGAAGCTGGTGGAGTTGATGACCCGTGTGTTGGGTGAATACAAATCTACGGTGCCCATCTCGATGATTACGCAAAAGAGAAACGGTATTGGCGGGACCTCTTCCGAGGTGTGTCAACTGGTCGGCACTCGGTATGCCGTGATGCAAGAGCCATCGAAAGGAGATGTCATCAACGAAGGGATTATGAAGGAGATTACAGGTGGAGACCCTATCCAGTGTCGCGCCCTTTTCCAAGAGAGCATGGTCTTTAAACCGCAGTTCAAGCTAGCCGTTTGCACCAATACCTTGTTTGATATCAAAAGCAACGACGACGGAACATGGCGTCGTATTCGAGTGGTGGATTTTGAGTCCAAGTTTACGACCAATCCATACAAGGACCCAGAGTTTCCGATTGAAGCCTATCCCTTTCAGTATGAGCTCGATACTCAGATTGACGAGAAGTTTGACATTTGGGCGCCTGTCTTGTTGAGTATGCTGGTCGAAATCACTTACGAGAAACAGGGACATGTCACAGAATGCAAGGAGGTGTCTGCCTCGAGCGACAAATACAGACAGAGCCAGGACGTGACGATGGAGTTCATCTCCGCGTGTATTCGGATTCACGAATTGCCTCAGCCGATGAAACTGAAGATTACCATCATCCAGGATGCCTTTCGGAACTGGTATTGCGAGAATGGTGGCACAGGCAATCAAGCGGGTCTTATCAAAGAACTCAAGGAAACGTTGACCAAGAAGTTTGGCAACTATCCCAAAGATGGATGGGCTCGTATCTCTCTGGTCGAATAAGCATAAGTATTTTAATCTTTACATGTCATACGCGTCCATCGTCTTGGTCTTTGTATCCAGGAATGCGTTCTTGGGACCATGCAAGGCGTCCGGCGTCGTCCACGAACTCACCGCATTGTATATCCATGAAAACACAAATGGATACAGGACCGGTAATAAAAAGAGAACCACATAGGAAAGGAACCGTTCCTGTAGCATGAGATTACCACTGGTGCCCAACAACAAAAGGAGCACTCCAAACGCAATATAATACGTGGTGGTGACATATTGGTTCAACGTGGACAAGGTTTCTTGTTCTGCCGAACGATAATCAATTTTGCGATACGTTGTTTTCGGGTCTGTTCCGGACAACCACAAGGATAAATTTTTCTTTAGGTCCGAAATCATCAGGAGTGTATCAGACCCGATTGTCTCCGTATTTGTATTGGTTCCAGTGCCGGAACCGGACCCACCTCCTGCCTCTGGACATTGCTCTGATATAATTTTTTCACTGAAATGTTTCTCTCGCTGCTCCAAGAGTGCGCTGTAGGCCTTGATATTGTATTTTTTGATAAAGTAATTACGCTCGTCTTCTAACACTTGTTCTGTAAATGAATTCACATACTCCACATTATTTTGATAATAACGAAACAACGTAAGCGTATCATCTGTCAAAGCGCGGCGGTCAATACGATTAAAGTCAATGGATGACTCGAGATTCAAATTATACCGTTTACATTCTTTGGGCAATATCATCGTCGAGTCTTGTATCAATCGGTCTCTGTTGTAACTGTCCTTGTTCGTCCCGGCATTGTACATGGACGTAAGGAGAGTGTAAATAGGGTCCATTTCATCTGACATATGATATATTCAGATATTTTAACCCTACCCTAATATCAGCCATATCCTCATTCACAATACTTAACACCTTTCAAGTCGCCCAACACAAGATGGTTCGGGTCCGCCTCGCGCGGTTTCGTATAAAAGAAGTTGAAATCGTATTGTTCAAAGTCACGACTGTCTCGCAAATAGACATCCCATAGGTCATAAAATAAAACGACAAAGCCGATGGCAAATAAGAGTCCCATGAAGCCGGGTCTTATGCTGTCCGGGAGAAGGGTGCCTAGAATAGCGATACAAAAGAAGGCCACTATCTTCTGTAGAATGACAATTTGTCTCTCGTAACGTTTTTGATAATACCTGTTGATTTGGTTGTGTCGTCTGTATTCTCGCTTCTCTTTTTCAGACAATTCCGATAAATTCAATAGGTCATCGAGGTCATTTAATCTTTGGGAGACTTTAATGTCCTGCATTGTATTTTTAAAATCTCTGACGATGTTTCCATAAATGTCATCGGTATTTGGATTGTTTACCTTGACCTTGTTCAATTCTTCAATAAATCGATTCATGTCTTGAATATAAGACGGGTCGCCCATTATATAAGGGTTCTATAAAGAATTACCCTAGAAGGCAATACCTGAGAAATAGTTATCGATGAAGAATTTATTGACCGCTTGTGAACCAATACGTTCAATACATCCTGGTTCAGGGGTTCGACCGTCGTCTTTTATATTTGGATAACTGGAAGCCTTTCCATAATGCGTAAAATCATATTCGTCAAAGTTCACCGTGTCGCGTATCCACAAGTCCCACGCATAATACAGCTGGTATACAAACAATAGCGCAATCAAGGTGCCTACGATGCCCCCGTAGGCAGCATCGTCAAAATAAGGTGTTCGCAACGTGGAAAGAAACAGAATGATGACACACACCACATTAAAGACCATGAGCATTCTGGTTTGCGCGCGTAATTCTTTGTAAACATAAGTATTTTCAAATATCTTCTGTCGAAGCTCGTTTTGATTGTCGACGCCTACCTGGCTCTTGACCCATTCATGATAGATGTCGGTCTTTTCCCTGATGTGTTCATTTTTACCTTGGGTCAGTCTCAAAAACTTCTCTTGAGTTTCTTTTAGCTTCGGGTCGGCCTCTTTTTTTAATCGTTCATATTCGATTTCCATGTGTACTCTATCTATATTTATTCTTATTGTTTCCTGTTAAAAATCACATGTAAAGTGCCAATAAGCAATACAGAAGAGGCGAACCCGGTGACCCAAAATATATTTTGTTCTCGGTTTCGTATGGACACCGTCTCCTCATAAATGGTTTCATACGAGTGACGCTTGTCAATCTTCTCCTTTCCGGGTAAGTTGTCGAGAATATTGTAAATGTCAGTCACTTGAGTCTTGATTTGGTCCTTGTCTGAATTATAGGCAGAGATGGACATTTACAATAAGAATATATTTTAAAGACCCATAATCGAGTCTTTCGAAAGTAAATACACGGTGATAAAAAAGACAAGAAGGACAATGGACATGGTAAAAGAATCCTGTGACGTCGGGTAAGAAGAATAAATCACAAATATGACAAACGACCCAAGTGCCAGGAAAGACCACCCATAAAAGATGAGATATTGTTGGTCTGCATCGTTGGGAAGTATACCTCTTGGGTCCTTACGTTCTATGATGGAGCCGGAAATGGAAGACCTGGCGCTAAACAAGAGACGGCAATCCTCGTCACAATAGATTTGTTGATAGGGTATAAATCGATTGGTCTCTCTCTGTAACTCGTCTGCTTTTAACCGTAAAACCTCTTCATTTGCTTTGGCTAATTGGTCACGGATAAATTCGCGCATTCCATTGGAGATGCCGACCGAAGGCAAAGGACCACTTCCATTTTCATTCTCCTTCTCCTCGTAAAGACGTTCACAGAACTCATTCAGCTTCATTAGATTAAAAGGGTATTCTTTTTTTATCTACTCTGGGCTATAGGAACAGACTCTTTGATTTGATTTATTTTTTCGTTTGCTTTGACGACGGTTTCCTTGGTCGTTTCATAGGCGTCCGCGACCTCTTTCTTTCCGACCCATAGATAATAGGCGAGTCCTAAAATGATAAAAAGAATCACTTTGCAAAAGAGATAGATGTAATCGTAGATGAAAAGATGCTGCGTATTTCGGTTCATCTCCTCGGCCGTATCCTGGTCGTCCAACTTCTTTTTATAGCTATCCATTAACTTGGTAATCTGTTCAGATGCGCTATCAGACATGTTATATACTAGAATGAGAATATAGCATGAGAAATGAAAAGAATGATTATGTCCTAGATTACACAATACTACACACATACCCTATAATACAAATTCTCAAACGAAATTTTATCATATCGCTGAATTTTACACACTTCACCGGGTCGTAGCAACAAGACCTTGGCCACCGGTTCGAAGCGGCTTATTTGGGGCATTTGCGAGTCGTCGTGAACATGAAAGGTCTCGTAGAGCTTCTCCTTTTCTTCCATGGTCAGTTTGACATGTTTCGGAACCAACTTATGTTTCAATAGATTAAACTGTAGCTGTTTGAGATGAAACACCACCACAAAATACTTATCCAGCTCCCAAGCATTCTTCAAGAGTCGATGCACGCTTTCCTCTGTATAGTCGTTGGTAATCATCACCAATGTATCCGTGGGCTTGAGCACAGCCTCGTCCACAAAGACTTGTTGAAGAATGGAATTGACTTGAATTTTCTTTGATTCTGTTAAATATTTCACCAAGCAGGTCTCCTCTTTTCGTTTGACCGTCATGTCGAGTTGCTGGTGCTTGTTCATACTGTCGAGCTCTTCCATGCTAAAATGTTCGTAGGGTGAACAATCGTATCCGTTTTCATTCAGATAATAAATCAGCTGGTTGCGTGATTTATAGAGCTGACTCAGGAAATGAATGTTGGTGTCCATTATACAAAACAAATATAATTTAGTTCTTAATCAATTTTTAGGTTCATTCTTTAGATTCGGAACCCTTCAATATAATCTTTTTGACCTCTCCATCTCCCTCTGGTTCGGAACTTGACTCTTCCTTTGTTTCTTCCTTTGTCTCGTTCACACTTGCGCTTGTGTCAGGTTCAGAGGATTCGGTCTCTACAATCGGGTTGTATTCTTCGAGTTCCTCGAGTTCGGACTCTATCTTCAAGACAGGAGGGGTCACAGGAACGGGTTCTGGTTCTACAACAGGCATCTTCAATAATTGGCGATAGTCTTCCGGTGTAATTCGCTTTTGTTCCAGTTCTTGTCTAGCGCGAAGGATGGTTTCACGTGACTGTTTCTCGGCCAGGGGAGTGTAGGTTCCAGACTGTTTCAAGGACTGAACGTCTCTTGAAAGGGCTTCTTTCTCATCCAGGGTCATTTGTTCAAACACTACACTCTTTTTTACGTATTCCTCAAATTTACCCAAGGTTTTCTTTCCATACGTGGTGAGATTTTCAATGTTGTCCGAGGTAATCAGTCTCATCTGCACGTTCATTGCCGTGAGTTCGTGAATGAGCAACTTTAAGCAATAGGGCACATCGACCTTGCTAAACTCCTTGCCGTATTTGGTGATGAGCGACGGGGTAAACGTATCGGACTCGGTTTTCTCAAACGTCAACGGTCCGTCAATCATGGGGCTATAGAATTGCTGTGTATCACGGTGATAAATCGCAATAGACCCGGAGTGATTACAGATGGCCATTTGGTAGGCATCTCCTCGTTTCATCATAGAGTCGCACATAAACGCACTCATGCCATGGGATAAAATACAGTCACGCTCCATGTCTCCGATTTTGAGACCACCGTCGTTACTCCGTCCATGATTGGTTTGTCGGGTCAATGCGACACGTGGTCCACCCGCGCGGTAGTTGATTTTGTCTTGAACCATGTGCTTGAGTCGAAGATAGTAGGTCGGTCCAATAAAAATCTGACTTTCAATTTGTTCTCCTGTCATACCATTATACAAGAGGTCATTGCCCGAGGAATGATACCCGTATTCTTGCAGAAGACCACCCACGATTGCATGTTTGGGCCCCTTGTTGACAAAGGCGGTGCAGTCGACTGAGAACCCTTTGTCCACCGCCATTTTTGAAAAGAGACATTCAATCAGTTGATTAATCGTCATTCGACTCGGCATACAGTGTGGATTGATGATGAGGTCAGGTCGTATCCCATCCTTGGTAAAAGGCATATTTTCTTCGGGGATAAGAGTCCCAATCGTTCCTTTTTGTCCGCACCTACTGGAGAATTTGTCTCCGATTTCTGGAACTCGTTCTTCACGAACTCGGATTTTGGCAATACGCTTGCCTTCCTCGTTCTCTGTCATATAGACGCGGTCCACAATACCCGTATGACCTTTGCTCGAAAAGACGCTGGCATCCGCAATCTTGTCTGGACTCTCTTTCTGGAATTGAATACGTCCAATCATCACCATTTTATCGCTGAGTATGGTGCCGACCTTGATGAGTCCGTGTTCATCGAGCTCGTTGTAATTGTATCCTGGTTTCAAATTGGTGGTTGGGTATTTGGTCACGTTAGCGATACGTTTCTCGCTGTTCCCTGCTAAAGACCCGGTCTCTTCGTAGGTCTCATACATGGTATAGTAGGTGGTATGAAAAAGACCTCGTTTGACGGCCGACTCGTTGATCAGGATAGAGTCTTCGACGTTGTATCCAGTGTGGGTCATGATGGCCACAATCGCATTCTCCCCGTAGGGGAGTGCTTCATTGTTTAGATATCGTGTATATCTTGATTTAACAATCGGTTTCTGTCCATAATCAAGAAGGATACCCATGTTGTCGATGCGGTTCAGGTAATTCGAATGATACAAGGATACGGATTGTCGCCCTTGAATACAGCTGTAATCGTTACGAGGCAACGCACTATTCTCTGGAAAAACAATCTGATTGCCCATGATACCAAATAGACACGACGGATGGATTTCCGCATGGGTGTAGTCGTGCTGAGAAGACACATGAACAGTAGACGTCACAAAGAGGGTCTCCATCTCGGAATTGTCAAGATACTCCAAGACCGTTTGCGACTTGGCAGTAATGGCGTGGGTATGGTCATTTTTGTTTAGAAAGACTGCCTTTTGTGTATTGATTGTTCCACGAACGCAATCTGTCCATGTTTTACAATCGCGACCCTTGTAACTAATGACCTTCTCTTCTTTGTCTGTATTCTTGTTTTTTACCTTTTCAAAATAGAACAACGGACGAACCACGCGCCCCTCGTCGCTAAACAAAAAGATGGACTTGTATTTCATGTCAAACGCAATGCTAATCATGGGGTGGACTAAACCAAGGCGACGTGCTGTGACAAACACCTCTTTGAAGAGTAAAGGGTCTTTCACGATTCCAATCCAAGACCCATTGATGAATAGCTTGGTATGTAAGGTCATATCGCGATATTCGATTTCTTCCAAAAAGTGAATACGGAGTTCTTCTTGAGTCATGTTTTTTTGTATCCACTGAAAGAGGTCCTCGTTGCTAATCATGGGGGTAAACGCACACAACACGGCCATTTGTTTATCGATACCCACGCTTCCTCCGACGTCCAGAGGGTCAAAGAGACCATATTGCGAACCATGCAGCAAGTGAGGTCCTACCAATTTGTTGGACTCGTCAATGTCCAGGTCGACGCGTCTCAAATGGCTCATAAACGAATGATACGTGAGACGGTTGAGGGCTTGAATGACACCGACTCGTTTGGTATGTCCATGCGCGCCCCAGTTGCCCTTGAACCCTTTCCGGAATCCTTCTTCAATCGTGCGAGGTGTAAAGAGTTCATCCGAAAAAAGATTCAAAAACTTGTAATTCTGGTCAGGCGGTTGTTCTTCGTCGTCGTAGGTAGAATTATGATAGTAGAGTTCTTTGTCAATCGTTTTGTAGACTTCATTATACATTTCGGTGGCATATTCAATAAAGAGGTCTTTCATGAGCTGACCGGTTGACTGAACGCGCTTGTATTTGTAATTGTCTCGGTCCGTAGGGAGCTCTTCTTGACGAATGAGCTTTAACAGTTCAAAGACCATATAGCCAATATAACAGGCCTTTGCTTTAAAGTTCATCTCTCCGATATGAGGCAAGAGTTGATGGACGAGGCATCGATAGGCTGCGTGAACGGTATGTAACTTGGTAAAGGACCCAATGAATTCAAGTGCCGTCTTTTGATGAAAGACTAGATTCCCGTCATGGACCGAAGGACGTAGAAGCTCCAGGTAATCTTCGTTCCGGTCCAGGTCATGTAGGATGGTTTGACAAATTTCCTTGTCACTGGTTATCCCCAAGGCACGCATCACGATAAAGAGAGGAATGGGTTCGCGCACGTCTGGAATGAAGACGACGAATTGTTCATTCGAATACTTACCCCCTTTCTGAACACGACGAATGGCAAGTGTGCGCCGGGGCTTGGAGATATCCTCGGATACAGAGCGAACCTCTACCGAAAAGTCGTGTTTTCCATCTTTGACCAATCGAGTATAAATGAGGTTGTTTCCGAAACTCTCTTGCGGGATCAGCACCTTCTCTTTTCCGTCGACAATAAAGTAACCTCCATAGTCGTATTTGCATTCCCCCATTTGGAAACGGGTCTCTACGGGCAACCCTTTCAATATACACAGTTTGGACTGAATCATGATGGGGAACATCCCGAGAAAATAATGGGTCTTGTTCAAAGGCAGTGTCTTTGTCACGAGCTCCCCATTCACTTCGAGCTCAATGTCTACGTCGTAGTGGATCGAGATACCATACGTCATGTTTCGCAGACGTGCTTCATTGGGAAACATGTAATGCTGATTGGAGCCATCGTAAATCATGGGTTTTCCATAATAGATTTTGTCCGCTTTTTTGCCGCCTAGAAACAACCTGGCACTGTATTTGTATTGTTTGGTTTTCTCATCCATGATACCATAATAGCGGATGGGGTTCTTGTCTTTGAAAATCTTCGGGATGCTTACATCATAAAAATTATCACAGGATGTGATATGATGGTCCACGAGGGAGTTTTCTTTAAAGTATTTGTCCACAAAAGAAAACTGGAAATCTTCATCATTTCGGTTCATCTTTTATATGATAGATGATTATTTTATATGTTTTAATTCGTTATAGCATTACACTTGTATTTGTAATTGGTGTAATGCTAATGTAGTCTTTAGTGATTTAGTATTTAGTGTGAGTAATCAGATTAATTATTACGAATCATAATCGTGGCCAAAAAGATAAAGGTAATCAGGAAAGGCAAAAGGAACACGAACCAAGACAATGACCCGTATCCATTCTTGCACATCAGGTCCAGGATAAAGGTCCAGAACAAGATGTAAATACCGTTTAGGACAAAGACAACCGTATTGTTGCCTACATCACAGCTGTAATCCCCGATGCAGAGCTGGTCCGGACTATCCAAGTTGGACAATCCGACTAAAACCATCCCGACAATGGAGAGAAAAAAATAGAGAGTTGCCGGCGTGCACATGTTCTGGAGGTCAAATCCTTCCTGATTCTGCGAGCGTAGTTTAGCCATATAATTAGGAACAATATTTTAATCTAAGAGTAATGGTTTAATTAAAGGGAATTGTTGGGTCATCAAAGGGGACGAGGAGGTCTGACCCATCAGAGTCGGGATGGGGACGCTAAACTGGTTCAACGCACTCTCAGACAAATAGCCTAAATTCGAGAAGACATTTCCCCATTCACTCATGGGCGCACCGCCTTTCATCTTCTTCGACTTGGACTTCATATGCCTATTTCTACGTTTACGGCTTTTTGGAACTCGTTTACGGGTCTTTAGCCGAACTCGCATACATTGAGAATATATTTTATCCAACCACTCTATAATGGAACGAGGCCTTATGATGTTGTTGCACGCTCTGATGATTGGGATTGTCTTGTATCTTGTGATGGTGTTTGCTCTAGGCCAGTCATCCGAAGTGGCCGAAGACCGCAGCGTATTGTTGGGAGCAGTCGTCCTTGTCTATATGGTACTTTTTGGTCATGGACTCCCCGACATGGTGAATAAAAATATCTTTTAATCCAGCATGAGTGCCACAGGAATGAAAAAGGACGCATATAGATGGATCGACATGTGAAAGAAAATACATTGATTCGGAAATACGTAATACGCTTT